TAATTTTTCTTGGTCTTGAGTTATCTGTAATTTTCTAATTCTTGTTGAATTGGTAATTTTCTTAATAACACGTTCTTCGTTTTTGGTTGGAGTATTTCCATCAACTTCACTTATAGAAAATTCTCCACCTTTATATGTGATAGACAAATCAGTAACCATAAAATTGAATTCATCATTATAATTTACTAAACATCCTGGTAACAAGTTATCTATTGAAATCATTGATATGCTTTTTGTTGAATAAAATGTTAATCCATTTAATTGATCATATAGTTTATCAATCAAATTTTGTTCATCTGTTAAGTATAAATTGTTAGAATCTAGAAATATGGTATTACCCGTTGTATCTCCTTTTTCTAATGGATTTAACCCATTTTCATAATAAATTCTAGACACGCAGTACAATTCATTTTTTTCATAGTTTGTTAACGTATCAGTTTTAGCAAACGCATCCTTAGTCACTTGAACAAATTCAAGTGAGCCTTTACCACTTGCAAATACATTTGCTCCGAAAAGCTCAGCAATCCATCCTAAGTAGTTTCTAATAATAATGGTGTTATCGTACCAGGAAACTTCTTTTTCTAAGATATACGCAGGAATATTGGTTCTTACAATAGAAAAACCAGTCAGCGTTTCTATTTCATCTAACTGGTCTTTAATCGTTACTGGATAAGATAATTGAGTTGTATATGGAACATCCAATTCATAGTTATCATCATACAGTTTCAAGCTTAATGACTTTGTATATTTTTCAGGTTGATCATAAACTTTGAAATATTTGACTTCACAATTTTCATTTTCTTGAACTGTCCAATATTGAGTTATATCCAAATCATCAAGAATACCGTCATAGTTATCAAATTTAAGATTTAATTGCATAGTAGGTACATTTCCAATGATATAGCCATTAGCAAAAGAAATTGATGACTTATATTCAGTTAATCTATGTGTTACATCTAAATCACCATATTTTATAATCATTTACTACACCTCAATCAAAGCAAAAGAAAAAGACTGAGCTTTTAAACCAGTCTTTGTCTTTATATAATTATATTTTTTATTCCCAGCATACATCTTTTTAGTACCTATAATTCCATGATCAGGAATGTACAATTCTACATTAAATTCAGTAGGAGTAACTGCATTTAAAATGCTCATGACATCAACAAATGTCTTTAAATTCCATGTCAATGTTACTTTTAACATATTGGATCTAATTCTATTTCTTCTTAAAACACCAGTAGCAATAGGTCTTACACTATCTCCGTCTAAATCTTGTATTTCAACACTAATATCAGAAGGTGTAGGCAATAATACACCATTCACTTTTATTTTAGCTTCATCGGCCATATTCTACACCTCCTAATTAATAATCGAATACTGGCTTACCAGTTTGTACTTCATATTCTTTAATATCATCAATGACCATCTTAGTTAAGACCTTGCCATTTTCTAAAACAAGTTTGATGACATAAACAGCACCTTTGCCATCACTACCATTTTGTGGCAATCTTTCAGAAATCTTTTGAGCAATTAAATCTAGACCCTTTGTGTTTCTTTGTAAAGGAATTACCGCTTCAGTTCCCGCTTCACCGAAGATTGCAGGAGTTGCTTTTGAAACAACTGCACCTTCAGCTAATTTTGGAATTTTTGAAATATTAAATCCTCTTCCACCGACACCTGGAACCCAATTAGGAATTTTAATTTTATTTAATCCACCGATAAAACTGTTGATTCCACTAATGATTGCATTAATAGGCGCTTTAAATATTCCAGCAAAACCACTAACTATATTGCTAAAGATATTCTTAACACCATTCCATGCTCTTGCCCAGTTTCCAGTAAAAACTCCACCAACAAAGTCAATGATACCACTTAACACACCTTTTATTGTGTTCCAGATAGCTGTTACTGTAGAGCAAAATGCATTAAGAGGTACACCTAATAAGCCGAATGCTTTTGTCCAATCATTCGTAAAACCTACTTTTAAGAAATTAGCAAATCCTTCAAAGATTTTTCTAATGCCTTCCCAACAACGTTTTTCGTCACCAGTGAACACACCAACAAAGAAATCAGTTAAGCCTTGGAACATTTCAATAACATCAGGAATCAATTTGTTGATCAAATCGCCCCATGATTTGAATGTATCGCTGAATGACCCAAGAATAAAGTTAACCAATGGAGAAAGAACATTGTCCCATACCCAATTAATAGCATCACCTATAGCTTGGATACCTGGTTTCCATGTATTCCATACTTCTAATATTCCTGATAATGCAATTGATAATACGCTTACTAGGAAGTTTGCTAATGGAGCTAGTACATTTTTCCAAAGTGATAAGGCAATCGTAAATACTGCTTCTACTGCTTTGACAAATGTTTTAGCAAGGAACATTGCTATTGGTACAATAATTGTATTGAATAGATCCAATAGAAAATTAAATATTGGTACTAAAATACTCTTATAGAAATTATCTAATATACCTGTTAATTCACTAATAGAATTATTTACTAACTGTCTAAAACTATCACTTGTTTGATATAAATACACAAGTGCAGCTGTGACTGCAGCTACTATTGTTGCAAAAAATGCCGCAGTACCTGCCGTAGTTCCAAATATAGCCTGGAATCCTACAAGTACGCCACTTCCTTTAGTAATGCTACCCACAAAGACTGAAACAGCGGTTGCTAACCATTGAAACGGAGCAATTAGTGCACCAATAGCTGCAGTAATCGCTCCCCAATTCATAATTGTTTCAAATGTCAATAACCCTGCTCCTATCCCAGCAAGAAGTGCTATGATAACAGGACTATTTTCTTTTATCCAATCTTTAATTGAATTCAATTTCTTGAGTACTTTATCTACTGCTTTATCAACACCACTTGTATCGGGTTCTCCAAAAGCGTTATCCCAATCAATAGAGCCAACATCATAGCCTCCGCCAACAGCTCCACCAGCCCCGCTTCCACCTGAACCACCTGAGCCTGATGAATCACTTGCGCTGATTGTGTTGATTTCATCAAAGGATGCTAAAGAACCTAAGGCCTTTGCCGTTTTCTTGGCTTGACCCTCAGTACCTTTCAATGACTTATTTAAACCACCAGTTGAAGCTGTAGCTTTTTTAGCTGAATCACCTGCAGCAGTAAATCCAGCACTTGCTTGTTTAGCTCCACTCTTTTTACCAAATAATTTACCAAAAACTCCTGCGATTACATTTGCTAATGTAATCAACTTTCCAATAATCATATTGATCACTTGAATGACTGGTGTTAATACAGCAATCAATCCATTACCAATAATTCCTAGTAACTGTTTGAACTGTTCTTGTAAGATACGTACTTGATTGGCCCATGTTCCACTTGTTTTAGCAAAGTCCCCTTGAGCCATTGATAATTGATTCAATACAAAATTGTATCTCAAAGTAGTTAATTCAGCTTGTGACATATCGCTTACATTCTTACTGATTCCTTGGCTTAAAGCATATGATTGTAAGTTTGTTTGTGTCATGACGATACCTAAATCTTTTAATGTTTCAGTTTCACCAGTAAATACTGATTTCAATTTAATATCAGCTAATTCTTGAGAAATATTATAGAAAGAAGCAACATCACCTGATAGACCAGCTAATGTTATTGCCATATCACTTGCTTTTTCTTGTCCTAGCCCCATACCTGAAGCCATGGCCATATAAGTTGATGCTGTCTTTTTAGCTGAGAGTTCACTCATACCAAACTGTTGAATTGAATTTTTAGCAAATCGCTCGGCTTTCCATGCCATATCGCCAAAGGCTGTATCTACTACGTTCTGTACCTCAGTAATATTAGAAGCAACATCTATTGCTTCTTTCCCTAATTTGTACAAGCCAAATCCTGCAGCTACTTTAGCAACCATGGATTTAATACCACTTACGGCTTTGCTAATTCTTCCAGTAGAACTTTCAATACTACTTGCTGATGTTTTAGCTTCATTTGTTGCATTTTTCAATGCATTGCTGAACTTACTCGTTTCAGCTGAGATGATAACTTTTAATTCTTCTAATGTCTTTTTAATCATCTCCTTTAAATTTCTTATTGTAACTGTTAGCAAACCTTAATCTTCTTGCTTTAAAGCTTTCAAATTCATCTTGTTCTTTTTGGATATAGTATTCTTTCTTTTCATCTTCAAATAAATCAGGATAGTAATCCCATATTTGTTTGATGTCACTTTCACTTGCTTTTTCTTCACTGAATATAATACTAATTCCTCTTAATAACTGATCAGCAAGATTGTGATTATGGATTGCTATTTGCTTTTGTTTCATTCTTTCTTTTCTTCGGTAGGATTCAATATAATCTCCTATTTCTAATACCGAAGACTCCCAAAATAAAAATGAACTAATATCACAATCTAAAGCAATTGGATAAAGTTCATTTATTAAATCGGTTAAAAATTCATATTCTACATTAGCTCCTTCGCTTCCACTAGTTTCTTGTCCATTGTGTCCGCTTGAGCTCGTGAGAAAAAACCACTTACTTGATAAATTGGTAAAAATACATCTGTCATGAATGACATTTGTGTTCCACCTTCCTCACAGTATTTATCAAACATTGTAATTACATCATCTTCTTTGATGCCGTGTTGAAACTTTTTCAATGCACCATGAGTAATAAGTAACATTACTTTTAATGGTGGCAATGCACCTTCTTCAGCATTAGAAACAACTGTTAAAAGATTAACTCTTAATTTTGATTCTAAATTAACAATTTCAGAAGTACTTAATTTTAATTTGTATTCTTTTCCATCTACTTTCCAAATAGCATAAGGCTTTCTTTTAGGGGTTTCTTCAACTGTAACTTCAACTTCTTCTAATTCACCACTTAATGCTCCCATTTAATTTCTCCTTTCTATGCAATTTCAGGATCTGTAATTTCAAATGCTGATGACAATGCAATATTTAAATCAAATTCAATAACTCCATTAACTCCACCACCAGTACGTTTAACTGAAACTTGACCTGTGAACTCAGTAGTTGTTCCATCTTTTAATGTTTCTTTAAAAGATAGATTTTCTCCTGATGCTTCATATGCTCTTAATACACGATAAGGGCTGTCTTTTGCTGTGTTATCATATTTGAATTTATAAGTAATATCCCCTGGATCTCCAATACCCATTTCATACATTTTTTGAGTATCATCTAAATCTGTATTTTCAACTTTTTCAGGATCTACACCGATTTCAGGAATTTCTTTTAATCCTTTTAATTTTGTATAAGTAGTTACTGTTTTGCTTTTAAATTCTAATTTAGCACCATTCGCTAACATACATTTTCCTCCTTGACTTTTTAACTTGTATGATAAATAAACTGTTTATCACAGTCTATAATTGCTTCATATCTCATTTGTTTATGTTTTAAACCACTAGGATCAGGAACATCCGAACATGACGTTCTTAAAAAACCTAAACCTGCCATTACTTCATCTAAATCACACGCAGTTTGTGATGTGCTTTTATTATCCCAAATATCAATTCTATATCGAATGAACGAGGATTGTTCTTTATCATCAGTAAAGTCAGCTACTTTATTTTCTTCTTCGACATACTGAACCGCAGGCAAGTCGGCCCAGTTTTGAGGATAAGCATCACTTACATTCTTATTTTTTTGAGAAAGTCCTTTATAAACAATGTCTTTAACATTAATCATTTATTACATATCTCCTTTAGCTTTTTTCTAAATAATCTTTCAGTATTTTTTTCTATTGCTTGTTCTTGATCATGAAGTGCAGGATACATAAAAGGTCTAGCCATTTGTCCTCTTGTACCATAGCCTATGACATCACCGTTTTTATAGATGATTTTAAAACCATATCCTTCAGCTTTATCAACTGGCATTGCATCTGCAGGTATCATCCAACCTGTTTGCCTATATTTAGGACTTACTTTAGGTGATATTCCTTGATGATTAGCTTCTCCATTAGGGCCAGTACCAAATTCATAATAAGGTGCATACTTTGAATTAGTGTATACAGTAGAAGAAACCATATCTTCTTTTACTTCGTTTTTAACTCTAACTGAACGAGCTAAAGCACCCGTATCACTTGAAATCAAAAGCTTTGCTTGACTTTGGACAATTACCCCTGCTTGTTTAACTGCTCTCATAGTTACTTCTTGTCCTGCACCTGAATCTAGTTCAGATAATTTTTTTATGAGGTTATTAAAATCTTTATTTGTCATATTTTCTCAATTCCTATAGCTTTAAAACGCTTAAATTTTTGAATGCTGATGACTTTATAGCTGATACCCTCATAATTAATCATGTCATGCTCTTTAATTGCTAGAGAGCCATAATAATGCATATTCAAGATACCATTTACACGCATACCATATAGTTCAACCTGAAGTTTTGAAGATGCTGGCCATATAAGAGCTACATCTTCATTTGCTTCATCACTATAGGCTTCAATAATATTGCCTTCATCATCTTTTACAGCACTGTAAGTTTTAATATGAAACTTCTTGAGACTTCTTTTTTTCATTTTTCAATCTCCTTGCCATAGCTGATAAGCGATAATTGGAAATACCTGAAAGAATTTCATCTTCACTTTGATAATTTTCACTCTCTCCACCCTCGCTGTAAGATGCAAGTCCCTCATTGCCTTGACGATTGTAAAGTGTAATGGCCAATTTCAAAACATAATCATTGAGATCATCGATCAACTCACTTCGATTGGTTTTTGATAATACAGTATTTTGAGATTTTAAAAGAAAAGAAGAAACCAATTCCTCATCAGTCTCTCCTGTTAGCTTTTTAAACTGCTCTTTTAATTTATCCATTTTTCTTTTCTTTGATTACTGCAATCAATTCATCTCTTGTAAGTGAGTCTGTGTTTTCAATTCCTAATTCTGTTGCTAATGCTTTTAATTCATTAACTTTCATTTTAGATAACGGTTTATTTTCAGGAGCGTTATCATTTGCCTTTGAAGATGAAATTTCTTTATAGCCTAAGGCTTTATATTTTGCTAGCTTTTCATCTTCAATAGTTCTTTCAACATTGCCATTGATAATAATTTTCATCGAAAAGACCTCCTATTATGCAGCATCTTTAATATTTAAATAAATTAATGGTAATGTATTGTCTTTTGTCCAAACATCATGGAAACGTCTATAATCCATTGCCCATGCATCAGCTTTTTGGTTTGTATTAGGATCAAAAATACGCATTTTGTCTTGTTTAGAAACTGCAATTGCACCTGGTTTAGGAATAATCATAAAGTTGATATCTTTTGCAGTTGCACCTTTTGCATATCCACCTACTTCTTGACCAGCTGTTTTTCCATCATTCATTTTAATAGAAGTATACATACGATTTTGAGGTGTTTCAATAATTGCACATTTATCAATTGCTGGAACTGTTAAATCAATTCCACCGATTGAAATTGTTGCTGTTTGCATTTTTGTTGATAAGAACATTTCTAGTTCTAACATAACATCTCCAGTTGCATGAATGATTAAATCGCCATTATATCCTGCATCTCTGATTTTTTTAATACCAGTTTTCATTTTTCTTAAAATAGTTGATTCTGCAGGAGTATATCCATATTCAATCATTCCTGTTTTGCTTGCAGCGATAACATCTGTTGCAATTTTTGATAAACGATATGCATCGATTTCAGGAACGACATGAACTCTTTGGAATTCTCCCATAACAGTTGAAGCAGTTGCGACAAAATTAGTTTCATCAACATCTACTGCATCTAATGAAAACTTACGTCCACGATCTTGTGTCATTTTTCTTGTTTCATATTCTAATGTTACAGAGCCTTGTGTATATCCATTATCTCTGTCATAATCTCCTAATCCTTGTAAAGACATTTTAGGAATTTTAATTTCAGCACCACCATTATAGATTACATCTCCTGCATTTGCTTCCATCCATCCCGTTAATGCTTCATGCATAGCTACTTTATCTAATGTTTCTTGAAATAACGTAGCTGTTGCTAATGTATTAATTGCCATATTTTATTACCTCCTATTTTCCCATCATTTTTTGATAAACTAATTCTTCATCAGTTAATTTAACATCTTTAGCTTTTTTCATAGGTTCTCTACCTTTTATTTTTTCTTCAACTGCTTTTTCTACTGCACTTTGAAAAGCTTTTTCTACTGTTTCAATACTTTTTTTACAAGAATCAGCATCAGTTAAAATAAGGATCTCAGCAAGTTCAGTTGGAATTCCTTTATCGGCTAATTGAACTTTTGCTTGTGCAGTCAATTCTCTACGGGTAATTGCTGCTTCTCTATCATCCAAATCCTTGATTCTTTTTTCTTCCTGATACTTTTTCTTTTCTTTTTCGCTCATTGTTTCTAATTTTTGAGCTTCAGTTTTTTCATCTTCTAAATGCTTTTCCCAAGCTTTACGTTCTTTAGCAATTCTTCCTTGAACGATTTTATCTAATTCTTCTTGGGTAAAAGTTTTTTTTTCTTGGCCACCTTCTCCACTATCTTGATTATCTTGGCCAGTTCCTTGATCATCATCATTTCCTGAACCATCTCCAGAATTATCATCAGCAAATAATTGAATATCTAAAGGAAACATAAATTTCTTTTTCATAAATACCTCCAGTTAAAGTCCGTAAGACTATCCCATCTTTTAATGTCGTAAGTTTTTGGACAATAAAAAAAGACAATTTCAAACTGTCTATTTATTAGGTTTATTTTCTTTTATTTCTTCTACAACTTTCGCATCCAACAACTCTTTTATGCGATTAGCATCATTGGCTTCAAATACATCACCAGCATACCTAACGACACCTGTATTTTTATCAATCATATTGCGAATAACTTTAAGTTTTGCCATATTTCTTCTTGTTCCTTTCTAATGATTTGGTTTTAGATTTTGGTGGTGGTACATAACAGTCGTATTTTTCATATCTAACATGGCCACAAATCATACACATATATTGAATTTTCTTAACCAAACAACTTCTCTTTTTATCAAAGTATTGTTCAGTACGATACTTAAATTCTTGGTGATGATGTGGTCTTAATCCTTCAGCCATAAAATGCCTCCTTTCTTTAAATTTGGGTAAAAGAAAAACCGACTATTTATCGGCTTCATCTCTAAATGCATCTTCATAATTTAATTTTCCTGAATTTAAAACGAAATCCCTATCTCGCTTCATTTCCTCTAATTCTTCCTGAGTTTCGACATGCTCACCAACAATAATTTGGTCAACATTCTCATATGTTTGATAAAACATGTAATTTACACCATCATTTAGCGTTGGGTACAACTCAGCTTCAATAGTTGCTAGTGCCAAAGAAACTTGTAATGCAAACAAAGGATCACCATCAAAAGAAGGACCTAAATCATTTAAATGGAACATACCAACTGATTGATCATTGCTATTAAGATACGTCAATTTTAAATCATGTTTAAGACTAGCATATTCATTTGACATTTTTATCACCCTTTTCTTTTTTTAATGATTTTGTTTTTCATGTTATTTAACGATTCTTTTGTATAATTTCTATATACCCAAGAGTTATTATCTTTTCCTGATACAATGCTTATATTAATATTTGCATCTATAACTTCTTGTTTTCCTATAAGTTCATTATACACTGAATTACAACTAAAACACATATCTTTTTGAGATAGAATATAGATTTCTTGTTCTTTTAATTCACCTTTCAATACCTGATCATAAATATATTCAAAAAACTTGTATTCCGTATCATACTCTCTTGTATAATCATTTTCATGACCTTTATACGGAACAAGTTTAGTATGCGGATGCAATCTTTTTGTTACTGGTGATGTTATTAATTTGCTTTTATCACCTTTATAATTGTTGAAAACATCTTCATTTGTACTTGATATTCTACTAGATGCAATAAAAAAATCATCTCCAATTTTCATTGATGCAACATTTCCTTTGCTAGCTCTCGTTGTCATATATTTATCTTTTGCAACGAATGCCTCTTTATCAAGCTCTAAAATAGTTTTTGCATCAACAGTTCCATAGTCAACTTTATAACGATTAACCGTCCTATAATTATATTTTAGATCATTCCATTGTTCTACATTTTTGTATTTCAAATCTTGAAATTTAGATAGTGATGAAGGCATATTTTCTTTACCTAAGACATTAATATAACTTTGATACTGTTTCCTATCATTCGACATATTCTTTGTCTTTTTCATAAAAGTATCAATAGTATCTACACCATGTGTTTCTTGTTGCCTTTTTAACCACTGATCATAATTTTCTTTAACGTCAACAACTTCATCTCTACCAGTAATAGGATTACGTTGTCTTTTCTTCATGGCATCAGTAATACCTTCGATATAGGAAATCATATAAGAACGACAATTGGGATGAAGCGGTGGAACATTAACACCAACTTGTGCCTTTGATGTTTCAACGATACTTCTATCATGTTGTTGACATATCTTTGATGTTCTACTGTCATGAACTGCAATAAACATTTGTTTGTCGATACCAGCATCTTCAAAAGCTAACTGATCAGCAAACGCTGACATTGCTGCACTTTCAGTTTGAATAAGCCTTCTTGCTTGATAAGCACCTACAGCAAACTTATTCATGATAGTATCAGCCATTTCCTTTTCGGTTTTATTGGTTAATACACCTAGCATCATTTCATCTTTCAATGAATCAGCTAATTCATTTGTATTGTTCCAAATTCTATCAGAATAGTTTTTGCCACTCCATTTAGATTTTAGTGTCTTATCAATCAAATTAGAATCTAAATTATCAAACTGATAAGCTATATTCATTCCTTGTTGTATGTTATAAACATCTTTGTAATAAGCATTAAAAGCACTGTTTATATAGCAATCAGTGCTCTTATCTTTTTCAATGTTATAAACTTCTTTCATCAGATTATCTAACTGACTTTGCATATTTTCAAGTCGTTTTATTCTATATTGATAAGCTGGAGCATCAAGTCTTTTTAATAATTCCTCTCTTTGCTGATTAGAGACGTTATTTTTCAACAACCTTTTTAATTCATTATAATCATGATCATTTACCGTTGTTGAAAGTAATCTTTTCGCTTCTATTTCTGATAATCCATAATTACTTTTGTATTTTTCGAATATTCCTTCTATTTGATTTTGAGTATAAACACATGCCTTGCTGTATACGCTAGAAATATATTCACTGGATACTTGAGCATCATCTAATATATCAGCAAGTTTTTCTTCTTGACGTTTCTTCCAATATTTCTCATTTTTCATATCAGCCAAACCATTTAATTAGCTTTGCTAGAATTTTGTTTAAGATCTTTACTATTGGAAGCATCAGCTTTTGTTTCATCATTACTTTCCTCATTTTGATTAAATGGATTATCATTTTGAGACTTAAACATTTCTTGTTGAAGTTTTACATTTTCTTCATTTTCTTGTTTAACTTTTTCTATCTCACTTGATGCATCTTCAACAAAAGGAAGTTGTTCAATCAATGTTTCTGTAGATACCTTACCGCTTAAATTAGCAATCATTTGAGCAAGTTCATTTAAATTTTTAGGTAACTGACGAGTAAATGTAATCTTAACATTGTTAGGATTGACAGCAATAGCTTTAAGATTTAAGTAATTACAAAATAATTCAATTCTTCTTTTTAGAGCTTTCTTGTAATACTTTTCTTTTTCACCTGTAATCATTTGTAAGCCAAGCAATTTGTATTCCATAGCCACTCCTGAACTGTTTCCTACAAAGTTTTCATCAGTAAGATTAGGAACATGAGAAAATGTATAGATGTCTTCTTTGATTGCTTTTCTTAATACTTCCATGCCATTTTCATCAAAGGTTCTAGAAATATATTCAGCTCTTGCATCTGCAGGAAGTTCCAACAACCCGTTTTCTTTTAAAATCTTCATGACTTCGCTTACTTCTTCATTATCATCACCCATTAAAGAACCATAAATAACAAGCAATGCTTCAACAAACTGTTCCTTATCGTTTACACGATCACTCGTTAATTTATTGTAAGCATCAATCAATGATATTTGCTGTTCAAAATCACCAATACATAATTTATTATTGCGATATTCAATAATAGGAACATTTCCAAAATAATGAGGTATAGGTTCATTTATCATTTGATGTTTTTGCCCACTGCATTCAAGGATCATTGTGTTGACATAATTTTTAGTACAAACAGTAGCACGATAACAATACTTACTTGTTATTGCATCTTTATAACGATAGTAGTAAACACCAAACAAAAGATTTTGCTCAATCGTATCATCATATACAAGAAATGTATGGTCAGCTTCTATATTCCTTAAAGCAATTTCAGTAGTATCTTGTTTGATGTAAACATACTCATAAGCAACACCACAAACACTCATATCATGCGCATTATCACTATCAACATCATCAACATCTGCTCTATCAAAAGCTTCCGTTAATTTATCTATGTTTTCTTGTCCTTCATCATCAAAAGTCGCATATGAAATAGGACTGTTCATGAAATAACCTGTTGCCGTATCGCTGATATCTTTAGCATGATTACACACAATACGGTTGTTTGCTGATGTCTTTAGTTTTTTTCTTCTATGTCTTATATCATGATGTCCTTCATAATATCTTTGGTTCTTTTTTATTCTTCCAACCAATGTACGGTGTTTAGTAATCAGCTGTTCTATTTGAATCATATTCAACTGAGTTTCATCATAAGTTGTACTATCTATTGTGAACATGTACATACGGGTACCTCCTAATTTTCATATCTAGCACGGTTCTTGCCTGCTCTAGCTTTACTTTGGATAATGTCGGCTTCACAACCATATCGTGCAGCATCAATTGTATGGTTATTTTTATCAGGAAACTCACCTTTAAGATTTCCTTCTTTATCTTTTTCAATTTCATAATCATTAAACTCCCTTGAAGCATTTGGACAACGAATTGGATCTATAATAATTTGTTCTAAATCCTGTAACCATTTAATACCATTTTCTACACTGTCCGGTCCTTTCTTTGCTCCAGTTACTTTTAATCCTAGTAACTTAAATTCATTGATAGTACGAGGCTCCGCGCTATCACATGTTACTAATTTATTTAATGGATTTAACCTCTTGATTTTCTTAACCGCTTTAGCATTAGAAAGACGAGTACCATATACTTCTCCAAAAATAAAAAGACGTCTTCGCGTCTTGTCATAATGCATTTTTAAATAAGCTAATGGATCTCCTGCATATCCAAAGTCCAAACCATTTTTTAATTTATCAAAAGTTTGTATTTCTTCACTTGTAATTTCTCTAATTGAAAGATTGGTGAACACTTCACCACCTGTACCAGTAACTTCACCTAAATAATCATGATTATACTTTTCAGGTTTAACTTTCTTCATGTGTTCAGCTTCAATTAGAAACTGTTCTCCAAGCCATTCTTGAGGAGCTTGAAGATAAGTTGTGTGTGAAACTAGTGTATCAGGTCGTTTGATAAGAACTTGTTTATTACACCAATTCCTTTGTGATTCAGGCGGGTTGAATGAATAAAACACACAATATTCAGGGCCTCCACGTAAAAGTGACTGATTGATGTTCGTTATCTTATCGTAACTTTCAAATTCATCACATTCTTCAAACCACACATACTTGATATATCCTACAAATACTTTTGTTGATTTTAGTTTTTTAGGATTATCAGCACCTTTAAAAATGATAACCTGACCAGTAGGTTTATACGTCATTTGAAGCTTAGAATCAGGAATATCCCAATCATCTTCAGCTTTCAACATGTAAATGGCCCATTTGATTTGCTCATAAACTGAACCTCTCAATGTGTCTTTTACACGTCTAATTACTACCGCATTGCTCATCAGTCCTTTTTGTGCATCTCTCATGATGCCTAAAGGAATTTCAGTACCAATACATGAAGATTTAAGAGAACCTCGGCCACCTTTTAACCAGTAATGCGTATAATCATTGTTTTTAATATGTTTATGTACATCATAAAACGCAGGACCAATAATTGATTTTAAACTAACCTTCATCTATATCATCTACAATCACCGTTTTACCATTTGATGTAATATCAACGTTGTCTTTAAACATACCAAAACGTTTACCAAGTAATTCAGCAGCCTTTAACCGTTCCTTTTCATCAGGCGGTTTAGCAATGACTTCTTGATAACCATCACCAGCTAGAGCAAGAACATTTGCTTTACTCGTTCCTCTCATGACAGATGTAAGATATTCCATGACTTCTTGAATATTTGCAGTATTTTCATTATGAATTTCTTCCAGTCGCTTGTTGATGTATTCAGCAATATCTTTTTGTTTAAGAAGTTTGTTTGCCCGAACACCAGCAACATTATCATTCTTAATCGTTTTATATACTGTTCTATAGGCACGTGTGCCATTTAGATCAATTAAATATTCATCACAAAACAGTTTTTGTTTTTCAGTCATAATGACACACCTCCTTTGTTTACTGTTGGTCGCAGGACTAGGAATCGAACCTAGAATACAAGCTTAAGAGACTTGCGTGATATCATTTCACCATCCTGCCTTGTAAAACAAAAAAAGCTCTCGTTTGAGAACTTTTTTAAAACATACATCATTGAAGGAAAAGTAACGTCTTTCATCAAAACCTTACGATACCATAATACCACCAAATGAGGGGAGAATCTTCCACATAGATGCACTTTTTTACTGTTTTTCTAATAAATTTTTCAAAATATTGTCAGCTTTTCGATATAAGCTTTTGATGTTAGTAATGTTGTAACGTTCCATGCATTGATGCTTTGGAAGATTGTAATAAAAATCTTCAATGAATTTTCTATCAAGCGCATCCATATGATCAAGATAATACTCAACAGTTTCAATACGCACATTCCAAAATTCAAGTTCTTCTTCAAAAGAATCATTGCCATATTCCTTGATGTAGTTATCAACTGCATTTTTCAACTCATCTTTTTTAGCAATCAGATGATTGTACTTATCAACGCTATCCTGAACAAAGCCACCTAATCCATCACTTTTACCAGGAGACTTGATTTGACTTAATTTTCCCTCTACCTCTAAAAGTTCATTTTTAAGCGATTTGAGAGGAGTTTCATACTCCTCAATCAATTTGTCACGTTCTTTGATTAAACTCTTATATGCACGAAATTCATTGCGCATAATTGATAATGTGTGTATTGGTATCATCTATTACCCTCCTTCTTAACATTTCTTAACGTTTTTTTCTATTTTTCTTTATATAATAATTTTTTATACATGACAATAGCATCTTTCAATGTCATGTCATATGGCACATATTGAAAGTATCCTCTTTCTTTCATACCAAGTAAAAGAGGGACTTCATCAAAATGATTATCAAGCCCACTAGTTAATTCTTCTAACTCTTGCAATAAGTCCAATTCAAACTTTGTCATTGTTTTATCCTTTCTCATTCACTTGATTTGATATCTATAATTCCATTTTCAACAACTTCTTTTGCTGGAAAGAATTGAATATCATAAGCATAAGGATTTTCTTTTTTAGCTTCCGTTTGAATACAAGTGTATGTAACATCGTTTGATAGATGTGCATAAAATAATTTGTATTTTCCTTTCCCTGTTTTAATAGTTACGTTTAAATCTCCATCATCGTCACTATTAAGAGAAATCTTTCCTTCCACAGTAAACAATGGATCATTTGTTCTTGTATTAAGAGCAACAACTTTTCTTGTAATTTTAAAATTGTTTGCATCTTCTCTAATATTCCAATTAACTCTAGATGCTTTTGAACACCCAGTTAAAGCAAATACACTTGCTAATATGATTAATACTTTTTTCATTTACTTGTTCTCCTTCTTTGGAATGTGATTTCTTTCTTGATAAATTTCTACTTCTTCTTCAACTGACTTTAATAAATTCTTTTCTCTTACTAGATCCTTTTCACTTGCTTCTGGTCTAGTGATATAATACTGCAAAGCATGCTTGACTGTTTGCATTTTTCTATAATATGTGCTCATTTTTACCTCTTTCTGTATTTTTCTTTATATAATTTGTAATTTTCTTGCTGTAAATTGCAATTTCTTTCTTTTAAAGTTCTAATATATAAAGCAAAATCCATTCTTTCATCTTTTAAATCGATAATTATTGCTATCAATACTACAATTACATAAATTAAAATTATAAGAACTATAATTAAAGCTTCTTCCATAATTTTTTACTCAATCTTAATATAAAAATCGTCTTTCTCTATTTTCTTCTTTTTGAGTTTTTTAAGAGCTTCTTTGCTGTTTTCTTGTCTGATAAGATAATAAGTTAATTCCTGATTAAAAAGGCTTCTTATCCTGCAATAATTAATACCTCTAGTAAGTTCTTCTTTTGTGCCGCTTTCACAAACTCTAACCTTTATTTTTGCCGTGAGTGGATTTACTTCTCTTTGCACAATGCTATACATTTCTTTCATTTTTATTTACCTTTTCCATCTGGCATATAAATTTTCATTAATTCTTCTTCATTATCAACGCCAAAATGTGTACATAAATTTCTAACTGTCACTTTCATAGATTGAACTTCATGTCTATAATCGTGAACGTCGTCTAACAATTTTGAATATTTATTTTCTAGTTGATCACAATAAATTTCTAATGTTTCAGTATATTCTTCTAGAAATTCAAATTCTTCAACTTTCGGTCTATTCATGTAACCACTTCAACTCCTTACATTGCTGATTGATCGCTTGGAGTTCTTCAACATATATTCCATTACCATTTATTTCGATAAAATGTTGATTTTCCGTATAAAATTCAATGCGATCTTTATTCGATATATTTTCATACTTGATTTTTCTTAGTTCATCACCCATAAACTCCATTGATATTTTTTTATATCCTAGTTTTCTAAACATTTCTTTTGCTGTCATATCTTTTTCAACCTTTCTTGCTCTCTTTTGGCTTTTTCTACTTTAAAAGCAAACACTTGATCATCATCAATGTTAAACATAACTTTCAATTGATATAACATGATTTCCACATCAGCTATTTCTTCAATTAAATTGGCATAATACTCCGGTTCAGCTGGTCTATCAGCATAACGCAACATTTTATTTGTTGCTTTAATTAACTCTGCACACTCTTCCATCAACTGACGGCATTGTGCTTCTTTGCCATATTTGATAATTGATTGGTTGAAAGTATAGTTCAACATATTATTTTCATTTTTAGTGATTTTGTATTTTTCAATCAGCCCATGTACGGTTTCATCGTCTTTTGCATCTTGAAAATATTCTCTTTCTTTCATTTCACGTAAAATAGGTATTCCACCAAAACGTACATTCACTTCGTAAAGTAATTCATCTACTGCTAACAATAAATCTAATTCAAAATCTTTTTTATTTTTCATTTTTCTCGTTCCTTTCTATTTTTTCAATAAACCAATCAATAAACTTAAATAATTCATAATAATCACTAATTACTCCAAAACGGGCAAAATTTGGGCTTTCTTCACTTTTTTTTCCATTGATTTCTATAAATTGAAACCTTAAACAGGCCGTATAATCGTATTGTTCACCCAAATAACTTTCTTCAAATTGAATACAGTTTTCGCTATTTTTTTCAACTACAGCAATTAAATAGATTTGAAAACCCGGTTCCTTACCACATAATATTTTTAGATCAGGATAGAATTTTTTCAAATTAGCTGCTACTTCTTTGAAGTTTTCGTTTCGTAGATCATCTTGATTCAACCCAGACATATCACGATACATTGTTTCCTCAAATAAACTTTGTTGTCTCATTTTTTAAAACCTATTCCCAATATAATCAAGTAAGCTTGGTTGATCTTTGCACATTCTCAAAGAACAACGCTTCTTGTCATGATTGAAATATTTACATGATGGACATTTCTTACGATCAACTGGCTTTGCAACATCTTCTTTCCTCATTTGGAATCACCCTCACTTACTGGACTATGTTCTAAATTCCACTCCCTTGGTGCTTTACTCATACATCTACAAACGGGATCAAGCTTACAATCTTTACACTCATCATGAGAATAACAGTAATTTTTAAGAGCTTGTAATGAAACGTAATCATCAATGTTAGTTGTTTTAATCATTCTAATTCCTCCAATCGAATGTATATACCTGGTATGTCCGCCCAGAACTTTTCAATCAGCTCACTGGCCACTCTTGAATCATTTACATAGAAACCTAACCTTTCCATGATATCCTTCAATGCTTTATTCAAATCATCCGTATCAGGCTTGGTATATTTGTACTCCCCATCATGATGTTTACCAGCAACAGGAAAGCACCACCTTACGATTAATCTTAAAGGTCCATCAAAAGGCTTTTCAGGAATATGTGGTATCAAATGGGCTTTAAGTTTTTCTTTTGCACTTTTAAGTTCTGGTGGATCATAAAACTTCTTTGTGCCCATGTTCACCTTATGCTGTTGAGCAGTTGTAGTAGGCGGAAGCATAGGCATAAAAAATTCTATTTTTCTTTTTTGATTTTTTATCATTTTTTTAACTAGGTGCTCTAGGTTTGGTGCCCTTTAGTGTGCAGGGTGAATGTTGTTGTGCGTGAGCTATCGCACAACGTTCATCCCCTGCATTAAAGGGGTGCGACAAAATATTTATATATATTTATATATATTTATATATATAGGTCGTGCGCACCACCCTATGCGACATGCGACACACCATGGTCGTGCGCACCCTTAATTATCCTTTCTTCTAATATATCTTTTTCCATCTTCTCCATAATAAGCTTCAAAATTTTCAAGCAACTCTTTGTTACATCTTTTCCCTTTGCCTAACCACGCAAGTAACGTTTTTGATGAAGTGTCTAATTTCTCAGCTAATTCAATTGCTGGTACTTCTCTACCTTCTATTTCAATATTTGAGAATTCTATTTCAAACTGATTTACTTTCTTGTTTTTAGCTTTAACTGCTTGTTCTTGTCTTCTTTCTTTAGCCTTTTCCCATTGAGGTTTTACATCATCAGGATCAATATCTTGAAGTGCTCCATCTTCATCCAATACATGTACTGGATATTCAAAATAAAGGTTTACTGGCGGAAACTTTGAGAATTCTCTCAATGTTCCTTCAATTCTCCATGCAGTAATTGATGTAGCTTTTGAACGTGCTTCATTGATAAGATTATCAAGTTCTTTGTAGTAGTCATGGCCAAGCTTACTTTTACAAAAATCAATCATGATAGTTTGTGATAAAACATCATCTTGAGATAGTTCATTTAAAAGTTCAGGTCTATGTTCTTTTAAGTAATCGACACAAACTCTACATGCACTCATATTTCTTAACTGTTTGTAATGTGATTCATTTAGTTCCAATTCAATTAAATCTAGCAATGCATCAGGATCACGTGCAAATACACCTGAACCACTAGCACGGTCCATACTTCTTTTACCACCTTGAGAACCTTTCGAATGGTGATGGCAGTAGATTACTGATGTGCCCAACTCATTACAAATCTTGTCAAACTGGTTACAGAAATTAGCCATTTGGTCAGCACTGTTTTCATCCCCAGTAATAACTTTGTAGATTGGATCTATGACTACTGCTATATAATCCTTTTTAGAAGCTCTTCTAATCAATTTAGGGGCAAGTTTATCCATAGGAATAGATTTACCCCTTAAATTCCAAATATCGATATTAGACAAGGAATTAGGCTTAATGCCAAGTGCTTTATAAACATCCTTGAATCTATGCAAACATGATGGTCTATCCAACTCCAAATTGACATACAATATTCTTCCTCGAGCACACTGCCATCCAAACCATTTTGTTCCTTCAGCAATCGCGATACACATCTCAATCAATGCAAATGACTTACCTGCTTTACTAGGTCCAGCAATAAGCATCTTGTGTCCTTGTCTTAGAATTCCTTCTATTAATGGTGGTGCAAGTTGAGGCATATCGTCCCAAAATTCACTCAATGATTCAGGATCAGGTAAATCATCATTGATGCTTTCAATCCATTCATACCACTCTTCCCAGGAACTTTTACCAATGTTGGTATCAACAAGAAATTGTTTTCTTCCATTTCTTGTAATTCCTGGCATTCTTGAAAGTCTCGAAGGATTTCTATTTTGAGTATCAACATCTAGTCCGTTCTTTTTACAAATGTTATAGAGATAATCAACACGCTTACGATATTCTTTCATATCTGCAGCTTCGATTTTTACAATCGCATGTAGGCTTTTACCACCTGAATGAACTAAACAAGCTATTGGAAGTTCTAATTCTCTCAATACTGCATTTTGTTCTTCGATTGCCATTGAATCGCTTTCTACAAGAGCATATTTAAAATCAGTCACATTTTGGTTCTTACAGCCTTTTCCATCCAACGGGTTAAATCGTATCCATGCACCTGCTTCTTCGTTGTAGTCGCCTAAAACTGCACCTATATCACCTTTGCAATTATTCAACTGTTGTATAAGCTTTCCTGCTGTTCTATCCCAGCACCCTTGTGTTGGCAGATGTTTTTCATCTTTAAGCCATGTTTTTGTTACATAGCCTACATTTTCAGTAGAATCAAAAAGTGTTTCCAGATAAGTAATTAATTCAGCTACTGGATTCCAGTTAAGAGGCTCTTTGACCTCTTTCCCTTCAATCCAATTCTTATCAACTATGACCTGTTCATCTTTATCAATAACATCATTCCAGTCAAGTTCATGGCCACTTTCTTTAATTGGTGGAATCCACCCCTGATTTTTAGCATACTGAACAATAGTTCCGCCTGTTACACCTGAACCAGTAAAAGACTCCCATTTTCTATAGCATTCATTTTTATGATATCTTTTAGAATCACGTTGACTCCAGTAATCCCAGTCACTAGCCACATATCCTTCATATTTGAGTGCCATTCCAACATTGCACCATTCCTGATAATCAAGCAAAGAAGGATCTATATTATTCAGTATTTCTAATAAATCAGTTGTATACTCCATTGTTAATCTCCTTCTTTATAAGTTGCTGGATCTATTCCATGGGGAACTCTCCACCCTGAAGCAGCTATTCTATTGATTAATTTTCTAGCTGATTCAAATGACCATGTGCCTACTTGTTTAAATCCTTTATTTTCAAGAAGTCTTATTTGTTTAGGTGTTGCTAAGCCTTCTTCTTGTCTTTTATGTAATCTATCAAGTAGCAATGTTGCTTTTCCTGCATTGTCTACACTGTCAGGATAGATTCCATATTTTTCTAATGCTTTAATTTGTTTCTCACTTGCTGGTGCCATTTCCCAACCAAATGTAGGAACGTAACTTTGTAGGTCTTGGTCCATAATACTCATTTCAAATTGCAATGGATCAACAAGCTTTCTTTTTCTTTTACGCATTTCAGCAAGCTGTTTAGCAAGTGATTCTTCTCTTTGAGCAACGACATCACTTACAGCTTGTTCTTCAGCTTCTTCTATATCTATAGCTTCAAGTACATCTTCAGGAAGTGCTGAACTTGCCATTGTTTCTAAATTTTGTGTCATTTTCTTGGCCACTTCCTCGTTTTCGCAAATCAAGTTGGCTGGATGGCATAGTTCATGACGTTCCGTATGCCATAAGAAATCTAGTAGTAATAGGTGGTCCTTGCCTTTGCATAGACGAGTACCACGACCGACCATTTGTGAATAAAGACTTCTCACCTTCGTTGGTCGCAAAACGATAATGCAATCTACTGATGGACAATCCCATCCCTCAGTTAGAAGCATCGAATTACATAAAACGTTATATTTATCATTTTCAAAATCTTTTAATACTTCTGCACGATCTTTACTGTCTCCATTGACTTCAGCAGCTTTAAATCCATTATTATTTAGAATATCTCTAAACTTTTGAGAGGTTTTTACTAAAGGTAAGAAAACAACTGTCTTTCTATCTTTACAGTACTTTTTCATTTCTTGAGCTATCTGTTCAAGATATGGATCTAACGCAGTCCCTATATCACTTACCTTGAAGTCACCAGACTGAACTCCGACCCCGGACAAATCCATCTTTAGCGGTAACGTAAGTGCCTTTATAGGTGTTAGATAACCTTCTTTGATAGCTTTTGGCAATGTGTACTGATAAGCTAGACTTTCAAAGTAGCTTCCTAAATTTTTCATATCTCCTCTATCAGGTGTAGCAGTTACACCTAAAACTTTAGCTGTATCAAAATATTCTAAAACTTTTTGATAGCCACTACTTAAGCAATGATGCGCTTCATCAATAATAATCGTGTCAAAATAATCTTTAGAAAACTGTTCTAAACGTTTTTCTCTTTGCAACGTTTGAACGGACCCGACAACGATCCTGAACCAGCTTCCTAGGCAAGTCTCACTTGCTTTTTCAACAGCACATTTAAGACCTGTAGATTTTGCAATCTTATCATTTGCCTGATCTAACAGTTCTCCTCTATGTGCCATAATAAGAACTCTATCCCCTGATTTAACACAGTCTTTAGCAACTTCCGCAAAGACTATCGTTTTTCCACATCCAGTAGGCAAAACCAAGAGAGTCTTTTGGACTCCCTTGTTCCATTCTTCAAATATCGAATCGTGTGCCTCTTTTTGGTATGGTCTTAATTCCATTAGAATTGTCCTGCACTAAAAGTTGGTTTTTGAGGTGCTTCATCTTTTGGATAGAATTTTTTGATGTCATTGTATTCATTTCCGTTATAAGTTCTTGTACCGATTTTACATCTTCCAGTTGACCCAGGAACTGATGGCCAGTTCATTCTTAATGGTTCACCTTTTTTCTTTTGGCCGATTCCTCTAAAGAAAGCACTCAATAAACCTTCCACTTTTGAATGAAGGAATAATTTATGTTTAATAATTACTTCTTGCCCATTGTAGTCAATAGCAATGTCTACAGTTACTTGATTACAAGCAGGCATTTTTTCTGAACCATTAAATCTTGTTCTTTCCATTCCTTTGACTACAAAATCATAATCATTAGGTGGTAGGATGATAAACTCACCATCACTTTCAATGACTCCATCCCAATCTAATTCGTGTCCGTTATCAATTCCTCTGTTATCCATTTATATTTCCTCCTAAAATTCTCTTACATTTGTATTAATAAATTCTAAAATTTGTGGCCATGCTCCTATCAATACTCCATTGATAAAGTTTGGATCATAATTTTCAACAGGTGTATCTTCAGGATAATAGCCTTTCATGCTCACTGCTTTTCTGATTTCTTTTTCAGTTACTAAAGCTTGATTCATTAAATCTTTCAATGCTGTTGGCAATTTACTTTCATCTGTTTGTTGTACTACATTTGCATTTTCAGTTGGCACCGCTTCTTGAATACCACCTTGTTGCAATTCTTTTTCAACTTTGATTTCTTCAACTACTGGTTGTTGTTGAGGAACTGTATTTGTAACAGGTGGAACTACAGCTGGTGTTACGTTTGTTTGATTATTGAATAAATGAGCAATTGATGAATAATCAAGTGGTAATTCTTCAGGTAGATCATCTCTATTTTTTGCATCCCAACATGGATGATGTGTAGTGTACATAACACGTTGGCCACCTTGAGCTTTATGTTTTTTACCTTTATCATCAACTGCCACACTGAATGTTTTGTAGTTGGCAAACAAAACCATATCAGCCCACTCTTTAGTAATTGGAGCAGTTTGTGCTGTTGTCTTTTTACCTAGCTTCAACTCATAACGATCATAAGCTCCCATTTCATTAGGTTGTTCAAATTTACGAATAATTGCATGTGCTGTTAGAACAACATTGATATTGGCTACATCTACTACATCTTGGAGAAGATTTAGAAATCTTCCCCATTCTTCCGCAACATATGTATAGCCAGTACCATATCCAAATTCTTCTACTCCTGATTTACCATGTCTTGAGCAGACAGCTTCTGTACATAATCTTTCGGCCCAGTCAGCTGTGTCAATAACAAGTGTTTTACATGGACGATTGTTAATAACTGATTTAACTTCATCAATTAATATTTGCCAGCTTGTTGGCTTAGGCAATCTTCTTACATTGTATTTTTTAGTAGAACCTTCAGTATCAATAAATACTGGATCAGGAAATTTTGATGCAAATTTTGTTTTTCCAATTCCTTCAGGTCCATAGAAAACAACTTTTTGAGCACCATTGACTACTCCTTCAGTAATTTCAAAATTCATTAGAATTCACCTGCTTTCCATTGTGGTTTGTTTTCTACCGCTGATTGAAAATCTTCTTTAACATATCCATCTTCGATAATAACTGAACATTCATCACCAGTAGAAACTCTTGTAGCAATAGCTTGCAATCCTTCTTGTTCAAGCCATGCATTGAACTCTGTTAAAGTTTTTAGATCCATTTGTTCTAGCTTGTCTAATAAGACAAAACCGCAATCAGGATTTAATTTACGAACAATAGCAGTAGAAACTCTTAATTGGTCACTGCCACTCATACTGTCCCATTTTTTACCTTTATAAGTTAATTCATTATCATCAATACTTAATTCAGGTAGTGGTAAATCAGCATTGTTCAATAGATCATATTTTTGTTTACGAGCTTCATCAATTTGAAGTGATAAATTATCATATTGAGCTTTGTAACCTTTAGCTTCTTCTTCAGCTTTTTCTTTATCTAAATTAGCTCTAATTTTGCGATTGACTTCTTCAATTTCGGCCAAGTTCTTTTCTAATTCATCAGTTGATTGGTCTTGTAAATCCAATGCATCTGTCTTGGCCATGCTTAAATCGTAAGTTGCCTTATTTAACTCTTCATTTTTTTGTTGAAGCATTTGTTCAAGACGAGCTACTTCATCAGTTAATGTCTTAACTTGATACTCATATTGAGTAACCTTTTCTCTTTTTCTTTGGTTCTCACCATTTTTGGCAAGAATAGCTTGTTGCTGATTAATCAATTCTTGAGGACTGATTATGTCTGCAGGAACTCCTTCATAAAACAATTGTTCTTTAGCAAATTTTGCTTTTTGGTCAGCAATACGTCCTACAGTTAATCTTTCTTGATAAAGCTCATTTTCTTTGTGATTAAATACAGCCAATTGATCTCCAACACCAATGATATTTAGCAATACATTTGCCTTTTCTTTATTGGATTTATTCATAAATGCAGGCAAATTAAGTGCTAACTGTTCAATGAATGAATCCAATAATGTTTGGCCAGCTTTTTTACCTGATGGATCAGTAACTTTTAAGGAACTGTTCTTTCCTTTTCTTTCAACAATGATTCCATTGCTCAATGTAACTTTTAATAAAGGTGGAACTGTTGAACCTTCTCTTGCAGCGTTGCTAGGTTTATTTCTATCTCCACCTAATGCCCAAGCAATGCTATCTAATACCGAAGTTTTACCTTGGTTGTTATCTCCACCAATGATTGTTAGACCATTTTGTGTTGGATCTATTTTAACTGCTTTGATTCTTTTAACGTTTTCTAACTCTAATGCATTAATCTTCACTGACATCTTTACTTTCCCCTTTATTCATTTCTTCAATTTTATTTTCAATAAGATCTTTTAATGTATTTGTACATTTTTCGAACTCATTTACTGCCGATTTATAAATATCCTTTACTTTCTTTTCTGAAATACCGTATGCTTCACTTAAGAAATCACTTCCGCTACTTCCTAATCCTGCATTCATTTCAAGGGCAAGATTGTCATCTTCATCATAGTAAACTGTAGATAGCGATCTGATAATGTTCAATTCAGGCTTTTCTTTAGGCCCAAAAATTAAATCCTTTCCACTGATTTTTGCTACTTCAATATCTTTTGCACCCGCATCTTTAGCAGCTTGAATAATACTTTCTAGAAACTTATCCATTTTTATTTCTCCCTCTTGATGTATATTTCTTTGTACTTGACACCGAAGCTGTTACTTTGATGTTCCACCCATACGTCAATGACATTATTTTTAACTGCTCCTCCACAATCTTCAGCCACGTAAATTTGGCCATCAATCATGATTTCACTTCCATATGGGATTATTTTAGGGTCTACAGCGATTGTATGATTGACTTGAGCTCTAACTCCTGTAGCGGTTAGATCTCCATACTCATCTTCTCCGTACCAATATGCGGTAATTCTAAAGACCCCTAGAGCTTTTCATTTAGAAAGCTCTTCAACTTCTTTTTGTAGTTGGTCCTTTTCAACTGCAATACACTCGTACATTGCTTTGTACTTTGTATATTCTTGAAGCTGACCTTGCATATCATTGAGTTCATCCTTGTACAACTCAATTTGTTTACTTTGTTCTTCATACTTTGCTTCTACTGATTTAGCTTGAGCATAACCAGTTCCTGCAAAGATTAAACTTGCTACACAAGCACCAAACAATGTAACCTGCGCTTTTTGAGTTAATCTCATATTGCAAATCCTCCTGATTTTATTTATAATTTGGTTGGTTATGTTGTGTGTCCTTTATAAGGGCACTTTTTTCATTTAAAGAATTAAGCAATGCAATAATCAACTCTTCGCTAGGACTTTTATTGAAATGATTCATATAATCCTCAAATGCTTTTCTAGGAATATGTACATTTCTTCTCTTCCCTGAAGCATCAACACTTCCAGGAAATGTACCTTGTTGGATAGCATTGATTATGAACTCCCTGCTTTTGTGAGTTATCTTCATTACTTCTTCAATTGAAATATTGAATTCATCATTCACGATCATCACCCCTTGTAATAACAATGTAGTATTCTTCACATTCTAGAAGTCCTTTGCCTACTGTCTTTGTAAAGAGCTTTGCTTTTAGATCAGTATCTTTAAATGATGTTTGATTCATTTCATTGATAATACTTTTAGCGTACTCACTATCACCATACCAAGGAATTTTTACAGGCTTTCCCATATTTCTTTACCTCCTTTCAAAGTAATGTTCTAACTAAAATAACTAAACAATCAGCAACAAAACAACATGCAACGATAATCGTTACTAATCCTCTTGTTGATAGTTTCATGTTTTTGTACCTTCCCTTCTTTTTTGAACTAAACGATTTGCTAATTCATACCAGCTTTTTCTATACCAGTTACGATCTCTTGCTAAACAGATACAACCTATAACAAGTAAGAAATTAACTAGTATTGAAATACTTAATATCCATTCCATAAATTTTCTCCCTTCTACTACTGACCATCAAGGAACCAACCTCTATTACAAAATGAAAACTTCACGTATTGTATTAAAAAAAGAAATTTGTTATTAATTTGGTGTTTCTATGATCATCAACTTTAGGAATCTAATAAAATAGGCTTTGCTAGAGATTGGCTCCTGGATGATCAGTAATTTATTTAATTGTTTTTTATTTTCATCTCTTTCTTTATAATTAAGTTATCGGTACGGCAATATCGAAATTTAATTAAAAAGTGAGGTGAAAATAATGAAATTTAACATCCCGAAGGTTGATATTCCAAAACTTGATGTTCCAAACTTTGATAGTTTTCGCTCAACCCCATCAATAGAAATGCCAAAACTTCCTGAAACGAAACCAGCAACTATTGTTCCTAATCAAGAAAAGCAAATAAAATTAATGACTGATATGGTTAATAAGCAATCAGAAATGATTAACCAGCAAACCGAATTAATTAAAAAACAAAACGAATTAATTGCTCTAATACGTGAAGAAGCAATTTCATCATCAAAGCAATCTAGATTAGCAATGTGTTTAACTCTTATTGGTCTAATTACAGGTTTTATCCAAATCATCCCCACATTAGCCTCATGGATAAAAAGATTGCTGTTACTGCTAGAAACGATATCGAAATAGAATTATTTTTAATTGACTTTTCATTAGCGATAACTGTTAACTGTAACTTTGCAATATCTTTCTCAAGTTCTTGAACCCTATTTTCAAGAGCTTTTATTTTTTCTTCCATCCTATGCCCTCCTATTTTTGAATGTGTTCTACATTTTGTAGATTAGATTCTAAAAAAATAATATCATTTATGGAAACATTAAGAATATTTGCTAGTTTATATGCTTCTTCCATAGTAATATTTTGAGGTTTTTCTTCCATTTTTGCATAAGTATTTCTATGACACCCCAATTGATTTGCCATATATTCTTGGGAATACCCTCTAGCTCTTCTAATTTCATCAAGCTTCATTCTTGTACTCATCTTACCGCCTCCTTTCGCTTATCATTCTATCCTACATTTTGTAGATTGTCAATTAAAATATGCAATTTGTAGAATATTTTTTCTAATTTGCTTTATTTATTCTACAAATTGCATTATAATTATAGCGAAAAGAGGTGTTAATAATATGAAAACACAATTTGGTACAATTGTTAAACAATTGCGTGAAAGAAAAGGTATGGACCAAAAAGAATTAGGTGAAGTTGTTGGTGTCAGCGATAAAACTGTTTCTTCATGGGAAATCAATAGAACTGAACCTAAAATGGGAATTGTTCAACAACTTGCTGACTATTTCGGTGTTTCAACGGATTATCTTATAAAAGGAAACCAAGATGATGTTATATATGAATCAAGTAATATAGGATATACACGTGTTCCCCTCTACGAAGCTATCTGTTGTGGAAATGGCGGATTTGTAGATGAAAATATCATTGATATGATACCTGTACCTAGTAAAGGATTAAATCCTCGTTCTGAATACTTTGCCCAATATGCTAAAGGAGAAAGTATGAAAGATGCTGGTATTAATGATGGTGATCTATTGATTTTTGAAAGAACAAGTCAAATTGATGATGGAGTTATTGGATGTTTTTGTGATGAAGATAATGTGGCCACATGTAAAAAATACAAAGAACTTAATGGAATCATTATGTTGCAACCAATGAATAGCGAATTTGAACCTATAATAGTTGACCCATTAAAAGACAATTTTATGTGTCTTGGTAAATTAAAGAAAGTTATTAAAGATTTTGATTGGGAGGATTAACTT